GAGCAAGAACGAATAACCTTCACTGGTGCTGCTGGTAAGGATGATTTGCTCCGGCGAAACGGAGAACCCTTGGCGCTCGTATTGAGCTGCTATCTCGCGCCGCGCCTCAAGAAAGCCGAGCGGATCCGGCCGATAGCTGTAGTCGGTCACACGGCTGAAGGCCGCCGCAATGTCGTCATGAGGATACGGCAATCCAACCGCAGTCGGGTTTGAGCAGCTCAAGTCGAGAACCGGCATTGGCCCTAGGCGAGCCCGCTCAATAGCCAGGCTGAGGGGAGTTTGCTCGATTGACCAGTTGAGACGGCAAGACAACACCGGCACACCTCCGCCTTTCGTGGTTCTTGCGCGGGTCCAATCACGCCGGCGCCAAGGATTGCGTGGGACTGCGAGCGGCTGCGAGCGTTCCAGCCCTGTGCGCAGCATGGACCCAAGGTCACAAAATCACGAAAAACTTTATTGCCAATTGTATCAATCGGTTAGAGGCGGTTTTTGGCGCCGCATAAACCGTCGCGCCTGCTAGGCTCATGTGCGGAGTGACCAGATTCATCAAGAAGCTGGTCATCCCGAGCGATTTTGTTGCCGCCTTGAACTTATATAAGGCGGCGCGACACCATGACGATTACCAAGCGAGGTCAAAGCGGCGAGCACATCGAAAACCAACACAACGATGCTGCTCAGCCCCTGATCACCTACTCCCCGTTACCCTCGCAGCAGGTATTCCATGGCAGTGAAACCGCGTTCAAAGGCTTTTCGGGTCCAGTGGGATCAGGAAAGACTGCTGCGCTTTGTCACGAAGCGATCAACCTCGCCCTTGTAAACCCAGGATGCGCCGGTGTTATTGCTTCACCTACCTACACCATGTTACGGGATATTATCCAGGCCGCGCTGTTGGCGACGCTCGAGACCAGAAATATCGAATATCGCCACTACAAAGCGCTCGAGCGACTGGTCCTTACGGACTCCGACTCAATCGTGCTTATGCGCTCCCTTGATAGCCCGGACAGGCTGCGTGGCACGAATCTTGCCTGGTTCGGACTCGATGAGCTGTCGTACACCAAAGAGGAAGCGTGGCTGCGACTGGCCGCCAGGCTCCGAGAGCCAGCCGCGAGGCGCCTGTGTGGCTTCGCCGTCTGGACGCCAAAGGGCAGAGACTGGGTCCACGCGCGATTCATCAAAAACACAGCATCCGAATACTACTGCGTCCAAGCGAAGCCATTTGAGAACAAATTTGTTCTCGATGCAAACCCGGATTATTACGGGCGGCTCGAGGAATCTTACGACTCTCGCTTCTACCGTCAGGAGGTGCTCGGCGAGTATCTCAATATCTCATCCGATCGCGCCTATCATACCTTCGACCCGTGCGTACACGTATCCGTCCAGAAGTTGGATCCAGCCGAGCCGCTGTTGTGGGCGTTGGACTTCAATGTAGCGCCAATGAGTTCCATCATTGCGCAACGGCAAGGCGACAGATTGCGAATCCTTGACGAAATCTCATTGAAGCTCGGCACCACCCAGGAGGCCTGCGAAGAGTTCCTGAACCGTTACGCTCTGCACGCCAACAATCTGGGCATCTTCGGTGACGCGACCGGGCATCGCCGCCAGACAACCGGCTTCAGTGATTACGACGCCCTGACGCGGGCGCTGATTCGCGGCGGAACTCGTAAGTTCACCAACGGCGTTCCGGCGGCGAATCCGCCGGTGCTGAGCCGGGTTAACAAGGTCAACGGCGCCTTCACGAACGCTCTTGGGGAAGTGCGGCTCGATATTGACCCGAAGTGCAAAGAACTGATCCGCGATCTCGAAGAAGTGTCGTTTAAGCCGGGCACCGCAGTTCTCGACAAAGATAAAGACCCGATGAGGACGCACATGTCAGACGCTTTGGGTTACATGATCTGGGCCCTCTTTGGGGACAAGAACACGATAGGCGAAAGGTCTCAGCCGCTCCAATGGTGAAAGGAACCACATGACTGTTGCAATCGACCATGAGCATCCTGAATACAAGCAAAAGCGACTGCTTTGGCAGCGATACCAGGGGCTCTATGAAGGCGGCGAACAAATCAAGGCCCACGTAGACAGCTTTCTGGTCAGGCGCCAAAAGGAGCCTCTGGATGTCTATTGGGAGCGTTCGTCAAGGGTCTTCTACGAAAACTATATCGGGTCGATCATCGATTGGTACGCGGCGACCCTGTTCCGGCGCGAGCCTAATGCCCAGGTGAATACCAACAACGAGCGGTCCATGGCCTTCTTTAGCTCATTCGCTGACAACTGTGACCTTAGAGGATCTCGACTCTCGGATTTCTTCAAAAAGTGCTTCATTGAGACCCTGGTCACGGGCGAATGTTTTATGCTCATCGACTTTCCGGCAAAACGAGACGGAGTAATGACTCAGGCACAGGAGGATGCGTTAGGGCTGTCCCGTGGCTACTTGGTCCAGTGCTCGCCTCCGGAAGTCATCAACTGGTCGAAAGACAGCGACGACCAATACGAGTGGATTGTCATTCGCAACTCCGCGGAAAAGCAACTATCGGTCGATCAGCCCAGCAGAGTCAAAGAGACGTACTGGCGATACTTCGACAAGGAATTTTTTCGCGTGTACAAGCGAATCGACCTGCCGGGTGAGGCCGGTTCGCTCGTCCAATTGAGCCAGGGCCGCCATTGCCTCGCAGACCAGCACCGGGTCCCAGTCGTGTCGATGCGTGTAAGTCCAGGTCTCTGGTTAATGAACAAATCCGCGCTGCTGCAGGTCGAGCACTTCAACAAAGTGAATGCGCTCGGCTGGGCTATCACCATGGGGTTGTTTGCAATGCCAGTAATCTACTCCGATCGTGAATGGAACCAAGTGGTCGGTGAGTCCTATTACCTTCAGCTGGGCCCTCAAGACCGCTTCGGATGGACGGAGCCGGAGGGTAAAGTGTTTGACATTGCAGCCCAGAACCTGGCGAGCCTGAAGGACGAGATCTATCGCGTGTGCTATCTGTCCCAGGCGGCCGGCGATCTGAGCGGAGGCAAAACCCAGTCGGCGCTCAGCAAAATGCGCGATTTCGCAATAACTCAGGAAGTGCTGCGTAGTTATGGGGACACCGTAAAAATGGCAATCCGCCAGGTTCTGCAGTTGGTGGCCGCGGCACGCCACGACGACGCGGCGGTCGACGTCGGCGGGTTGGACGATTTTGACATCGGCGACTTCAGCACCGAGCTCGGTGACGCTCAGCAGCTTCTCTCACTAGGCATACAGTCAGAAACCATGAAGCGCTGCATCTACAAAAAGCTGGCCCTGCAGTACTTGGCCGACGCCCGTCAAGAGCTAAAAGACCAAGTTTCGAGGGACATCGACAAACAATTTGCAACTTAGAGGGACTTATATGGACCAAGAAAACCTTCAGCATGCCAACGAAAAAGACGAGGAAGTGCGTCAGCTGATTCGCCAGACCCTTGAGGAGTTCGTTCGCGCTCAGCAGCACAGGAGCGAACCAAGCTATAAAACGGAACTCGTCGAGGAGCGCAAGCGGCGTGAAGCCCTGGAACAAAGGATGAACCAGCTGGTGGAAGAGAATCGACAAGCTCGTTCCGCCGCAGAGGAAGCAGAGCGGTTCTCGCAGATACGTTCGGAGCTGCAAAGGCTCGGCGTCGCCAAAGTGGATCTCGCGTTTCGTGCTGTCAAGGATGACATTGTGCGGACCGACGACGGAAGGCTAGTCGCCAAGAACCAGGATGGAAAGCGCTTCGAAGACTTCCTTCAGGGCTTCGTCCAAGAGAACCCCGAGCTGCTGCCGGCCAGAATCGCCGGGGGCGCGGGGACCCCAAACTCGGTTCGCGAAGCTGGACAGGGCACAGGCACTGGGATCGATCTCGACAAAATTAAAGCCGGGATGAATCCTGAGGAACTCGAGAGAGTCAGGCAGGAAATCGCGCGGATAGCCACGCGCACCCTGCGTGGCGCATAAATCGAGGACACGGGCGACGTTCTGCGTCTGCCCTTTTTTAGATTAGAGGTTTTTTATGTCAATGATTACGTCCGCCAATTTGGCGAACGCAATTGTCAAATTGGTTGCTGCCGACGCGTTGCCAGCGTTGCTTGGCAACATGATCATGGGTAATCTGGTCAATCGGGACTATGAGCCTGTCCTCGCTCACACGGGCGACACGGTGAATGTGCCGATTCCGCCGGTGCTCGTGGCGAATAACATTGCGGAGGCTGGCTCCGTCCAGCCGCAGAACCCGAATCTCGGCAACGCGCAGATCGTGCTAAACACTCACGTAGAGGCGACTTTCCAGATCCCTGATGTTACCAAGGCGCTTGCGTTTCCAGATCTGCTGAAAGCCTACATGCAGCCGGCCGTGGTGGCGATCGCGGAAAGAATCGAGGGCGACCTTTTGGCGCTTTACAGCCAGTTTACGTCTAACTCCCCAGTGGGAACGGCGGCGACGGCCATCACCGAAGCCACTATTGACTCTGCTGAAACCGCTCTGTTCCAGGCCATGGTGCCGGCGAGCGCTCCGAAGTACTTGGTTGTCGACTCCGCAACCTATTCCCAGATCCGGCAGATACCGCGCTTTAGTGAGTACTACTCCGCCGGCGACGCCGGCCTTCGGGCTTTGGTGGAAGGCAATGTGGGCAAGATGAAGGACTTTTTTATCTTCCGTTCACAATTTGTTGCCCACACTGGAGCCTCTACGGTGACCACGCACAACCTGGCGTTCACTAAGGATGCGATCGGCCTTGTTGTCCGACGCCTGCCTCAGCCCCTGCCAGGCACTGGCGCCATTGCGGAGTACGCGGAACTGGGGAACTTCGGTATGCGCGTTGTGATGAGCTACCAACCGAATACTCTGTCTCAACAGTTTACGGTCGACGTCCTGTACGGTTGCGGCGTACTTCGTAACAACTTCGCTCTGCAGGTCTACAGCTAGTTACAAGCGTACCTGCGCCTGTTCACACAAAACTGGGGGGAGTCATTATGGCTCCCCTTTTTGCATAGAGAGGGGAAATAGAGAATGGACGTACGTCAATTTTATAAAAAGGTTCGGGAAGTGCAGAGCGGGATCGCAGAACCGTTCGTTTATGTCACAAGTCTGGAGACACCCGACGGCGGCCGAGCCGGGCTTGTCGTAGAGGTGTCCCGCGAACTCGCCGCGAGGCTTCTGGTTGAAAGCAGGGTGACCCGGTCCTCGCAGGCGGAAATCGACGCCTATCGCCGAACGCAGCAGACCGCTCGCAAGGCGGCCGAGCGCGCCGAGTTAGCCAAAACGATTCAGGTTGCGGTGATCCGCGAGCCCGATAGAGCGCCGCATGACAGAAAGCCGGCAGACGAATCATAACGGAGGACTACCCTAATGGCGCTGCTCACAGATGCGGAAATCGTAACCCTCGAAGACCTTCAACCTTATGAGACTAACATCGTGGGGATGCTGACAACGTACGGGATCGACGCGGATAACAAGGTCTGCTTGGCCACGGAAGCGATCAGCGAAGAACTGCTTCTGCATCTGCTGAAGTCCGGCCTGAGCGATCCGCAACACGCAACCCGCCGCTTGTTGGGCGTCTCGAGCGTAGTTTGCACGGGGCCCCTTCAACGCTGGCTCTGTCTGGAAACGTTGGTTCAGATCTACAACGAAGCTTACAACGTGCAGCTAAATGACCGATTCAAGGGTAAGTGGCTGCAGTACCTTCAGCAGACTTCCGCGACTCGTCAGCTCGTCTGGCAGTATGGCGTTGGCGTTGTCTTCAAGCCGCTTCCAAAGCCGCAGGCCCCGCTACTCGGATTGCAAACGGGGTTGCTTGTGAATTGTGAGCTTTTGATTCAGGTTGCCTGGACCGACCTGGACGGAAACGAGGGAGCACTGAGCCCGGTAGCGGCAATTCTGATTCCCGACCAGTCTTCCGTTGCCGTGTCAACGGCGGAGGGGGTAAGTGGCGCACCCCCAAGCGCCGTGGGGTGGAATGTCTACGTTGCTCAGGTGGGCGCTGACCCGACACGGCAGAATAACGCGCCGATCCCGATTGGATCGGTCTGGGTCGCCCCAGACGTCGGGCTTCTTCAGGGTCCGGCGCCAAGGGATGGGCAGGAGCCCGATTACTACGTCTTCGACCAGCGAAGGCTACCGCGGGGATAAGCATGACACCGCTAACCTTGGAAATCCCGCAACAAATTATCCAGGTGCTGGCTGCAAGCACTGGTCTGGCGGCTTGGGTAGAGAACGTTCAGATTGAAGCCGGTTTGCCGCTACCGATGGTTCCCGTTTCGCAAATTATCGTGTCCGCCGCAAGCGCCGAACTGCTTGACAAGGTCGAACAAGTAGGCTACCCGCGGGTGGCCGTCTACACGGCGAAGGTCGAAAATGCCCTGCTCGAAAAATTTCGAAGTCTATCCGGGAGTGCAACTGCCGCAATCGCGATTTCAGTCAGCTCTGATTTGATCGAGCAGGCCGAGCAGAACATGCATTTCTACATCGACGCGGTAACCGGCATTCTGCGGCAGAACACCGGCGATTGGGGAAACGGGTTATTTTTTTCAGGGAAGTATGACGTGCAGGTGCAACCACCGAAGGCGGGCGGCATTGGATTCGTTCAAACAGCCATCGTCAGCTGCACCATTAACGTGAGTCGTAACTAGGAGAGCGTCGCTATGGCGAACTACATCTCGTCAAATCAGAATCGTTTTTACACCGCACTCGAGTCTTCTTATGGAAGCGCCGTGAGCGTTACCTCGAGCAATCGGTTCAATTCTCTAGGCCTCAATATCCAGCAGGTGCAGGCGCAACCTGTCAGAAAAGACAAGACGGGCAGCCGGTCTTCCTTGCCCCCGCCGCTTGTGGCGCGAAAGGCGACGGAGTTTACACTGGCCGCTTATCTCGCCTCGTGGAACGGAGCCTCCCAGCCCAGTTACGGCCCGCTCTTCCAAGCTGCGATGGGTGCATCGCCCGTCATCTCGCAGGGTCTGGTCGTCGCATCCGTGTCGACCCCGACGGCGTTTGGAACCGCCTCGCCGCACGGGTTGAACCCGGGCGCCGGTGTCTCTTTTAACAACGAGATCCGGTTCGTCGCAACGGTTCCGGGTCCGAGCACGTTGCAATTGAATGCGCCGTTTTCGACGGCGCTGCAATCCGGGGCTGCGCTTGCCCAGTCTGTGACGTATTGTTTATCGAGCGCCCTGCCAAGCGTGACCATATATGACTACTGGGATCCAATCACGGCAGTCAGCCGGGTTCTAGTGGGCGCTGCCGTTGATTCTGTTGAGTTCAGTGTGAACGGAGACTTTCACGAGTTTTTGTTCTCCGGCCCGGCCTCGGACGTGATCGATTCCGTTAGTTTTACCGCCGGCCAAGCTGGTTTGAGCTTATTTCCCGCGGAGCCGCAGCTTAGTTCGTTTGACTACTCTATCGTCCCCGGGTCACTCGGGCAGGTCTGGCTCGGGACGCCGGCGAATCAGTTCTTCACCCTAACGCAGTGCAAGGTTCTTGTCGAAAACGGCATCGAGACGCGCAACATGGAGTTCGGCTCTGTTCTGCCGCGAGCGATTGCCCCTGGGCCGAGAAACGTCTCTGCCGGGTTCAGTCTCTATGAGCAGGACGATGCGCAGACCGGTGCGCTCTACGAGGCGGCGCGAAGCCGCCAGATGACTCCCGCGATGATCCAGCTCGGCCAGCTGCAGGGCGAACTCTTAGGTATTTATCTGCCAAATGTCCAGCCGGAAGTTCCGGTTTATGACGGGTCGGACACCCGCCTGCAATGGAGGTTTCAGGCGTGTCGCGCGCACGGCACGGTTGACGATGAACTCTATGTCGCATTCGCTTAGCGTGACTAACTATCAAAGCCTGCGCCGAATTGACAGCACATCAGTCCCTGGGGTCAGCTTCTGGATTCGGCGAGTGTCGCTCGCTCAACGAATCGAGCTCTTAACGTCAGTTAGGGAGTTGCTCCGGCGAAATGAGTTTTTGAGTGCCGGCTCGGAGCTCGAACGCACCGAAGCAGCGCTTGGCTCCGTTGTAGCAACTCGCCTCTACGTGGAGTGGGGCTTGGCGAGAATCGAAGGAATTACGATCGACGATGCTGAGTGCACGACGGCCCTTCTCGTCGAAAAAGGACCGGAAGATCTCTGCGCTGAGGTTGCAAGGGCCGTCCAACAAGAACTTGGCCTCTCAGAGGACGAGAGAAAAAACTTCTAGTCGCATTTCAGTTTCAGTTTTCTCAAGAGGCCGCGTGGAAATGCGACGCATGCCGGACGCGCGGTCTCTCAAGAGCCAGAAACTGCGGTTTTCTGCCGGATCACGACAGTCAATCGCGTAACGCTGTGTGGTGCCGGAGAAACGTAGTTGCAACCGAGTGCCCGAAAAGCCTGATCACGCCTCAAAGCGCCGGCTACCTGGAGCTCTTTTGGTTGCGGAAACGCCTGGGTGATCTTCACCTTGACGAAATGGACGCCAGAACGGCAGAGGCCATGGCGCTTCTGGAGGAGACTTACTGCAGTGAACTATCTCAATCCTAAGTTCGCGAACCTGCCTTTCGGTGCATTGTTAAATCTGGCTCACCCCCGCTCAAGCAACGCAACTCCGGGGTTGGGCGCGGCGGCGCTCCCTAACGATGGAGCCAGAATCAGTTCAACCGATCCTCTTCTCAAATCAATCTCCTTCGGGAGGCCGAGCAGACGCACGACAACCGTTCCAAGCGGTTCCAGCGGGTCCGGAATACTGGCTAGTGTCGCTTCCAGTCTATTGGGCGGTTCTCTAATCGGGTCGTTAGCTTCCCTGTTCGGGTCGTCGAATGGGCAGACGACTCAGACATTGTCCCTATTCCAGTTGCCGGAGTCGACAAGCGCCACCCTCGTAGCGGGCGGTTCAAACGGAAGTCCGCCATCTCTGAATTTGCCGGGACTCAAAGGTCTGGCAGGTTCGAACGCCGGCGTATCGAACCGAGGCGCTCTCATGCCAAGTTCGTCACACGCCCAGAGCAACCTCGGCCGAACTTACAACGCTGAAAGCCAAGGCATCCCCAAAGGCATGGCGTCATCCATAAGCGGAGGATCTCCAACTGCCTCCGGGCACCAGATTCACATCCACGTTTCTGCCCTCGATACGCAGTCGTTCCTGGATCGCAGCAGTCATATTGCCCAGGCGGTAAAAACCGCGATGCTGCAATCACACTCGCTAAACGACGTGATAGCGGAGATGTAAATGACAAACTTCCCTTCACTTAGCACAGGCTCCGTTGGGCAATACCCGCTGGGCCAGACTCAATCTTTCACGACCGACGTGATTCGCTTCTTAGATGCAGCCGACCAGCGCTGCATCGTTCGAGCTAAAGCGCTCCGGCAATGGCTGGTGCGCCTGGACTTGCTGGACGATGGAGAACTCGCGGCACTCGAGCAGTTCTTTGCGCAAATGCAGGGACCGGCCACGCTCTTCGACTTCTTTGATCCAACTACCAGCGAGACCGTCCCGAATTGCCGCTTCGCCAGCGGCGATGGCGTCACAACCTACACCGCCACAAACATCGGCGGAAGCCAGCTAATCGTCACTGAAACCTATGTCTAGCCTCGCCTTTCCGCAATTATCAACCGGAGCGATCAGCCAATACCCAATCCAGAAGACTCAGTCGCTTCACGTCATCGTCAATGACCTGGAGGACGGGAGTTCCCTCTCCTATTTGGATCCGACAAGCGGCAGCATTCGATGGGACATCCGGCTGTCCGCCATTAGCCTCGCCGAAATGCAAGCGATTCAAGCCCTGTTCAACAATTGCTTCGGCCCATGGTCAGGCTTCGTATTTCTCGATCCCACAGACAATCTGCTCAATGCTTCGGCGAATTTGTTGGATCCGTCATGGGCGGCCCCCACTGGCGTGACCGTAGTTCCCGGTGCCTCGGACCCACTCGGCGGAACGGCAGCGTTTACGATCACCAACGGCTCTCAAAGTGTCGCCGCATTGACTCAGACTCTTTCCTCGCCCGCTACTTATGTCTACACTTTTAGCGTCTACCTTCTTGTGTCGGCCGCGACTTCAGTCGTCCTCGTCAGTCAGTCTGCGTCAGAACAGGTTTCACAGACAGTCCAGGTAGGGCCCGCCTGGACGCGCATCGCCGCAAACCTCCCTCTGACAACCGCCGCAGACACCTGGTCCGTGGGAATACAGTTGCTGCCGGGACAGCAAGTTCAGGTCTTCGGTCCCCAGGTCGACGCCCAACCGTCAGCCTCAGCCTACCGCCAGACTACGGGCCCCGGCGGCATTTACACCAATACCTACTGGGCCTTAGATGCTCTGGCCTTCGCGATCGCCGGACCTGATGAATTCTCCACTCAACTAAGTCTTGAGAGCTATTGGAGCAGCTGACGATGTCGACAACCATAAACACGGTCAAACAACTGCGCAATGCGGACACTCCCTTGCTGTTGTTCGAGTGCACGCTCTCTTCAGGCGACATCGAGCGATGGTGCTCGACGTCCATAAATTTCAATTCCAATCTTTTTACCGCCAGGATTCTCAGGCACAATCTGTTCACCTTGCAGCTATCGGCCGATGACGCAATGGACGGCATGAGCCAGCTGTCTATAACCTTGGCCAACGCCGATTCGCTGATCTCGGAAATCAGCGCAGAGATAGGCTTCCGGGGCGCGCGGCTGACAGTGTACTTTGTATTCGCCGACCTGACGACTGGCGCGATCACAACCGAAAGCACGGTTTTGTTTCTTGGTATCTGCGGCGACCCCGACACAATATCGGAGGATTCTGTGCAGCTCACATTCACGAACAAGCTCAGCCTTCTGCGAGTCATGCTGCCGGATGTCAGAATCCAAAGCCAGTGCCCGTGGTCGTTTCCCGGTTCTCAATCCCAGCGCGCCTGGGCGGTTGACGCCAGCAACGCCAACAAATATTCTCCGTTTTACAAATGCGGCTATTCCGCGGATCAAGTGGGTGGCCGCGGAACTCTCAACGGCACCGTCGCCTACACTTCATGCGATCTGACTCGTGCAAGCTGCGTCGCCAGAGGCATGTTCGGCGTGGACGCAAGCAGCCAGGTAACGCGGCGTTTCGGCGGCATTGAATATGTCCCGACCTCCTATCTGGTCCGAGGGTTTGGAGACAAAGCCTTTGCGCTGGCATCTGTGCTCGATAATGTCGCCAAATATAATGATCCGGCTCCGTTGGTGTATGGAACCGGCTGGCTGATGGCGCCGGTAATTTTCTCTCGGAATGATGGAAATCTCACTCACATGGAGGTGCTCCTCGGCTCTGGCGCGATGCAGGGTGTCTTGAAAGTGATAGTCAACGGCATAGAGATTCCGATTGCTGTTAACGGAACGAATATGACTGCGACTGGGTGGTACAACCTGGTCACCACCGGAACTGCGACGGGGGCGTTCGATTATGATTTCGTGGATTCATCCGGCAATCCGGTTGGCGATCCGTATGGCAGCCTTTCGGTATTGCTGGTTGTCGTTCCCAACAGCATCAGCACGGGAACGAGCCTGCCGACGGTCGAGGTGCTCCTGCAGGGATTACTACTAGACCAATACGCGGCGGATGGAACCTATCAGGGCACGGGCTTCACAAATAACCCGGCTTGGATCATTCTCGACATTCTCCGCAGAGCGAATTGGCTTCCTGGTGAAATCAACTTGGCTTCGTTTGCGAGTGCCGCCGCGTTTTGCGGCGAGCTGATTCAAACAACAGACTTGAACGGAAATCCCGAATCGCTCCCTAACTTCGGCAGCAATCTCCTGTTAATCAGGCGACGAAGCGCCGCCGAGATCGTTCGCGGCGTGAGGGTCGCCTCGGGCCTGATGCTGAGATATGGCGCCGAGGGTCTTCTCGAGCTGGTTCCGGAAACAACCCTCGCCAACCAGAGTCCGGCCCTGCCTGATGGCAGTAACGCTGTGGAGCCGCTATCTGGCGGTTGGCCATCCTATGAGTTCAGTGACGCAACCGGCCCATTTTCCGGCATTGTTCGCGAAGATGACGGTTCATCTTCAGTGACTCTGTTATCCAGATCCGTTCCCGAGACAGCCAATCGAATGACAGTCGAATTCCAGGACGAAGACAACGAGTACCAACAGAACAGCCTTTCCGTCGTGAACGCTCAGGATACGGCGTTAATGGGCTACGAGATCAGCAGCACATCGACGGCGCTCGGAATTCCGAACTTCAATCAGGCGTCGCGAGTGCTTGCGCTTCAACTGGCCAAGTCAACTGAAGGCAACCAGTTTATAGAATTTCAGACGAGTTTTCGCGCGCTCAAAGTGAGGCCCGGCGA